ACGCGTCGCTCGTAACAATGGTGCAGCAGCAGAAAGAGACGCTTGAGGAACAGGCGGCATGGCAGCAGCACATGGCCGCGCAGATCAACCGCCTTGAGCAGTCTATGGCTATTCTGGCGTCTGTTCGTAACAGCGATACGGCAGAGTGTGGCACGAAGGATTGCCCAGCAATGCAAATCCTCAACAGGCCAACGACAGCCCGAACACGTGCAAGCGATTATGCGAAAGAGGGGCCGGACGCCTGATGCATGGCCCGTCGCGCATTACTTCAGAACGTTTCACAGCCATCCTGGAACTGGCACAGTCTCCGCTCGCGCCCGACGCCAGCGAGGCATACAAGATCCTCGTGAACTACGGCATTGACCCGGCATGGGCGCTCGCCTATTGGCAAGATCTTAACGACTATGGCAAACGCGGCAATGCGAGCCTGACGCGCAATATTGGGCATGTTCCATCAGCACACGGCGACGGGCATGGATATTACTTTTACGCGGGACTTGTCGCCTATCGCACATGGATCGATGGTGTTCTGGAATGGGCGCAATGGTGGCGCCGTATCGAAAAAGCAGCGGCACAGATGGGGGAAGTGGAATGACCTATCTCATTCATCGCGTGGAAATGACGCAGCCGCACTACTACAGCGGCGGCAACTCCCGCCGTATGGTCGTCATGCACGCGACCGCCGGAGGTTATCCGAGCGATTATGAGTGGCTGCGGCACGGCGGCGATCCAGCCGCGCCCGTCTCTACGCACTACTACCTCTCCCCGTCTGGAGAGATCACGCAATTCGTGCACGACACAGACCGCGCCTGGCACGCTGGCGCCTCCTCCTGGATTGTAGACGGCGTGCAGATGAGCAACCTCAACGACCATAGCATCGGCATTGAACTCTCGCACCCCAACAACACCACACCGCACGATGCGCGTCAGTTTGACGCCGCTGTGTGGCTTGTACGTCAACTCGTGAGCGAGTACGGTATTCCACAATCGCAACTGGTACGCCATAGCGAGATTGCGCCGGGCCGTAAGAGCGACCCTCAGGCCCTCGACTGGGATGCATTCGTCAGTGCCGTCTATGGCCCGCCGCCTGAGCGACGTGCACCGCATTGGTACGTCGTGCCTGATGGTATCACAGCGTATGTGCGGTACGCGCCTGAAGTGTCAGTGCCGCCATCCGCGAACGTTGCGCAGATCCTCATGCCCGGAAGCCGCCTGCATATCGCAGAGTGGTGCGATTGGACAGATGAGGTGCACGGTGGGCAGTGGGGCCGTCTGTCAGAGAGTACGTACTACATCCATAGCAGTGGGGTGGTAGCGGAGTGACACAGGCTACGCACATCACGCCGGAGCACGCTATCGACAGGCTTGTTACCTATGCCGAACTGCTGCCAATGGAGCGCCGCATGGAGTACCTACGGGCGGTGTATGTTGTTTATGAACAGTTGAAGATGCTCCGAGAGATACAGATGCTCGTCGCGCATATGCGACCAACGGATCGGTTATGAGCGAACCATTAAACATCGAATACCGCGCCCGACGTTTGTGGGTGTTTCACGTCGCCGTTTGGCTTGCCCACTATCTGCCGCCGCGTACCGGGTTTGCGCTGGCGCGGATTGTCGCGTGCCTGGTGGTAGTGATTGAGTTCCGCATGGGGCCGCGTGGAGTGTGGCGGCGGGTGGCAGTAGATGAGTATATCGAGTATGGGGTGGGGTAGATGAGCGAACCAATCGAGACAATACGCGACATTGATACGCTGATACCACACCCGCGCAACTACAATCAGCACCCGCCTGCACAGATTGAGCGGCTCGCTGCCAGCTTGCGCCAGTTCGGGCAAGTGCGGCCGATTGTGGTGCACGGCGATACCATCGTCGCAGGCCACGGTGTGTACCTGGCTGCACAGCATCTCGGCTATACATCGTTGCGCGTCACCCATCTTCCCGACGACTGGACAGAAGAGCATGCCATGGCCTATCTCGTAGCTGACAACGAGACGCGGCGCGGGGCCGAACCCGACGATGCTGAACTGGCTGTGCTGCTCGATGAGTTGCAGCAGGCCGATTTTGACATTGCCGCGATGGGGTTTGATGAGGCGGAGTATGATGCACTGCTTGATGGATTGACGCCGCAAGAGGTTGACGCTCCGGAAGGGTTTGGGGAATATGACGAGGACATTGAAACAGACTACTGCTGCCCGAAGTGCGGCTATGAATGGTCTGGCAAGCCAAAATAAGCCGCCGTATCGCGTGCCATCTATGGACGAAATTACAGCCGTACCCTGGAATGGTTATACTGTGATCTCCACATTTAGCGGGTGCGGCGGGTCATCGCTTGGCTATAAGATGGCAGGGTTTCGGGTGTTGTGGGCAAGCGAGTTTGTGCCAGCCGCGCAAGAGGTGTATCGCTTGAACCACCCTGACACCATACTCGACACCCGCGATATACGACAGGTGCAACCATCAGAGATGCTGAGTGCTATAGGAATGCAGCGTGGTGAACTCGACTTGCTTGACGGCTCGCCACCGTGTGCATCGTTCTCGACTGCGGGCAAGCGTGAGGCGGGATGGGGAAAAGTTAAGCAGTATAGCGATGTAAAGCAGCGTGTTGATGACCTGTTTTTCGAGTATGCGCGCATCTTGGAAGGATTGCAGCCTCGTGTGTTCGTTGCTGAAAATGTTAGCGGGCTTGTGAAGGGTTCGGCAAAAGGGTATTTCAAGTTGATACTGCAAGCCCTGAAGGACTGCGGGTACAATGTTAAGGCGCAAGTGCTTGACGCGCAATGGCTGGGGGTACCGCAGATGCGACAGCGCCTTATCTTTGTTGGGGTGCGAAATGATTTGAATGTTGCGCCTTCGTTCCCTAAGCCGCTGCCGTATCGGTACACGGTGCGGGATGCGTGGGCAGATGTGCCTGCTTCCGATAAAGTTTTTTTTACTGGTTATTCGCTTGAAAAATATTGGAGAGAAACACAGAAGGGGCATAGTCATCTCAGGCGTTTTTCGCTAAAAAGAAATGCCTGGAGCAAACCAAGTTTTGCGGTTACGCAGACCATGGGGAATAATGTTGGGCATGTCAAATTTGCAGCCGCAATCACGCACCCCGAAGAACCACGTTACCCAACAATCGCGGAACTTAAACGCATTTGCGCTTTTCCTGATGACTTTCAACTTACCGGTACGTTTTCTCAACAGTGGGAGCGACTTGCTCGCGCTGTCCCTCCGGTGATGATGTCGCACATCGCCGCAACGATACGAGATGGGGTGTTATGCAAGATACCATAGTGTCGAAAAGTGCCTGGCAGTTTAACGAGGATGTCGCTCTTGTTTTTGATGATATGCTACAGCGCAGCATCCCGCAATATGACGTGATGCGCGCAACGGTGTACGAACTTGGCTGTCACTTTGTACAGGGAGGTACACACATCGTTGACCTCGGTTGTTCACGTGGCGCTGCGCTTGCGCCATTCGTTGAGCGCTATGATACCGATTGCTCATATATCGGTATTGATACAAGCGCACCAATGATTGAAGCGGCTCGTGAGCGGTTTGTCAATCATCCTGGCGTATCAATCCAGGATACTGATCTTCGCACGTCATATCCTGATGTACAGGCAAGTGTTACCCTTTGCGTGCTCACCTTACAGTTTGTGCCTATCGAGTACCGACAGCGAATACTCCGCAGCGTCTATCGGCACACCATATCCGGTGGCGCGTTGTTGCTTGTTGAAAAGGTTATGGGCGAAACTGCTGACATTGACGATGTGATGGTACGCGACTATTACACGATGAAAGCGCGCAATGGGTATAGTCAGGAACAAATAGAACGCAAACGCCTAAGCCTGGAAGGTGTCCTGGTGCCTGTTACGGCTCGATGGAATGAAGCAATGCTGCATAGCGCTGGCTTTCAGCAAGTTGATTGTTTCTGGCGGTGGATGAACTTTGCAGGATGGCTCGCAATTAAGGATTAGAACAGGGCTGACATGTGCTGCCAGAACAGTTACCAACCGAGAGCGCCAAAGCATACGCCGCGTTTGTGGCCTATGCTGAGATGGGCAGCCAACGCAGCCAGGAGGCTGTTAGCCAACAGTTATCTAAGAGTAGGCAGATTATTAGCCGATGGAGCGCACAACACCGCTGGCAGGAGCGGGTGCGCCAGTATGACGCAGCCGTCCTGGAAGAGCACAACGCCGCCCTACGTGCAAAGCGCAATCAGGAGATTGAGCGATTACGACAGGATGCGCTACTGGACGCCAAAACGCTGCGCCAATTGGGGCGGGGCCTGTCGGCACGGCTCGGCGAAACGATCAAGGATATGAAGGCAGGAGACATCGAGCCGAAACACGTTGCGTCACTCCTGCGAACGGTCGCGCAATCGCTAGAGGCCGCAACCGACATTGACGCCGCGGCGCTTGGTATAGATGAGGCACTAGAGCATGCCCGCAACACTGACACAACAGAGTAGGCGATGGCTGCGCCAGCAATGGCGAGTGCCACAACCGAACAGCGCCGCACCACAGGCGGCGGGTGAGAGTGTGCCTACGTATAGCCCGCAAACACCCACCGAGCCGCAGCAGCGGTTCCTGGCTCTGGAATGCGAGGAGGCGTTGTATGGCGGCGCGGCTGGCGGTGGAAAGTCGTCAGCACTGCTGATGGGCGCGCTGCAATATGTCCACGTCCCTGGTTATGCCGCGCTGCTGCTGCGCAAAACGTATGCAGATCTGTCTCTGCCCGGCGCGCTCATGGATAGAGCGCTTGAATGGCTGCATGCTACCGATGCAACCTGGAATGACAAAACCAAAACATGGACGTTCCCGTCGGGGGCAACGTTGACATTCGGGTATCTCGAAAACCAGCGCGACCATCTGCGCTATCAGGGCGCCGAGTTTCAGTACATTGGTTTTGATGAGTTGACGCAGTTCCCAGAGCATCAGTACCGCTACCTGCTCTCACGATTGCGCCGCTTGCGTACGCTGGATGTGCCGATCCGAATGCGGGCCGCGTCTAACCCCGGCGGCATCGGCCACGAGTGGGTGAAACAGCGGTTTTTGTTGGGTGATGACAGCCGGGTGTTTGTACCTGCCCGACTGGAGGATAACCCGTACCTCGATCAGGAGGAATACCGTAAGGCGCTGGCGCAACTTGACCACGTGACGCGGGCACAACTGGAGCGCGGCGACTGGGATGTGTCCTATGACGGCGGGCTGTTCAGGCGACAATGGTTTGATGTGGTACAGCAGGCACCCGACGGCGAGCGAGTGCGCTATTGGGATAAGGCCGCGACACCTGACGGTGGCGACTACACCGTCGGATTGCGGCTGTGTCGTGTGCACGACGCCTACTATGTTGAGGACGTGGTACGCGGCCAGTGGTCGCCGGGCGAGCGGGATGCTATCATCCGGCAGACTGCAGCAATGGACGGGTATGGTGTGGCGGTGTGGCTGGAGCAGGAACCGGGTAGCAGCGGCGTGGATAGCGCGCAGGCAGCCATACGAATGCTGGCAGGTTATAATGTCCACGTTGAAAAGGTGACGGGCAGCAAACTAAGCCGCGCACAGCCCGTGAGCAGCCAGGCAGAAGGACGAAATATTAAACTGGTAACGGCTCCCTGGAATGCAGACTTTCTGAATGAGTTATGCGCGTTTCCGAGCGGGGCGCACGACGATCAAGTAGACGCACTCAGTGGGGCCTTTAATCAATTGACGGTGCAAGCACCTGTAGAGTATGTCATCAACTATACCGATGACATACCGGGAATATCAGGGTGGTGAGTACATGAGCACGCTTGTATTGCTACAGGGTGTAACATGCTAGCATCAAATCTTAAACGACTGCGCACTACTCAGCGTATGTCGATGCGCGATCTAGCTGATGCTGTTGGGCTGACGCATCAGGCCATCAAGAAGTACGAAGACGAAGATATGTACCCAAACGCACAGGTACTTGTGTTGCTTGCTCGCGTACTTGGCGTGTCTGTAGAAACATTGATGAGCGATAGTGACGATGTGCTGCTAGAGACGCTGGCAACTCTGGAGCATGAACAATGGGCACACTGGACACGTCACATGCTCTACAACCTGACGCCTGAGAACATAGCGCGCTGGCGGCAGCAGATTGATACACCTTATGCTCACCTGTCCGATCAGGAGAAGGAAAGCGCTCGGCAATGGGCGCGAAAAATAATTACTATTTTGCAGAGGGCATGATCTATGACACCTGAAATCATTGGGCGCAAGCCAGGATGGTGAGTACATGAGCACGCTTGTATTGCCGAACGGCATGCCGTATCAGCCACAGCAGCCGACGAATGAGGGCGCGTACTTCGAGGCGCTCGCCTCTCTTCTGGAGAGCCGCATCGGCGAGCTTGAGTTGGAATTGTATGGCCCGGATGCGCGATGGGAACAACTGCACGGCGGCGATCAATTCACGCGGCAATCCATCCAGGAAGTTGCGAACCTTGCCGAGGTGATGTACCTCAAAAACCCGCTTATCCAGCGCGGCATCAATGTCAAAACCTTCTACACGTTCGGCCAGGGCGTGCAGGTGAGCGCGCCGAATGCTGAAATCAACGACGTCATTCAATCGTTCTGGGATGATGAGCGCAATCAGGCCGAACTTACCCGCACGCAAGCAATGATAGGGAAAGATGTCGATCTGCAAGTGTCGGGCAACCTCTTCTTTGTGCTCTTCACCAACCAGAGCAGCGGGCGCGTCCGCGTGCGGAGTGTGCCGCTTGCTGAAATCCAAGAGATCGTCTGCAACCCCGAAGACGCGAAAGAACCGTGGTACTACCTGCGTCGCTGGACGCAGACGGGTGCGCAAGGCGGCTACCGCGCCGCGTACTATCCCGACTGGCGCTACACGCCCCAACAAAAGCCCAAAGACCACAACGGCATTGCTATCGAATGGGACGCGCCGATCTATCACGTCAAAGTCGGCGGGATGTCCTGGTGGCAGTTCGGATTGTCAACGGTGTATGCTCAGATGGATTGGGCACGGGCGTACAAGGTATTCCTGGAGAGTATCCACAGTTACACGCAAGCCGTGAGCCGCATTGCCGTCAAAGTGACGACGGGCGGCGGCGCGGGCGGCGTGGCGAAGGCTAAGAGTAAACTGGCGTCAACGATTAGCAGCCAGAACTGGCGTGAAACCAATCCGGCAACCGCAACCGGTAGCGCGTTCATTCGGGCAAACCAAGACGCTGATTACGAGCCGCTGAACATTCGCGGCCTGTCAGTTGCGCCGGAGGATGGTCGCCGTTTCCTTCTGATGGTCGCGGCAGCAGCAGGCATCCCTGAGGTGTTCTATGGCGACGCCGATGTCGGCAACCACGCCACAGCAAAGAGCCTGGATAGGCCCACCGAACTGATGATGCGCAACCGACAGGAGATGTGGAGGAATGTGCTGCAAGATATCCTCGGTTACGTCGTGAAGAACGCCGTTACATCGCCACAGGGCGCGCTGGCAGATATGGCGGATGTGAAGCGCGAGCCAGACGAGGCCGATCCAGGGCAGAACACGATAACGCTGGACTGGGACACCAACCCGGAAACGGGCGACCCATACGACAGCAGCATCGTAATTGACTTCCCAGAGATCATTAACATCGATGTGAAAGAGCGTGTCGAGGCGATCACCACGGCGTATCAATCGCAGACCGTGAGCGCTCGCACGGTAGCGCGCCTCCTCCTCGTTGCGCTGGGCGTTGAGGATGTAGACAAAGAACTGGACGCGATGTACCCCGACGACTGGCAGCCCGGCGACTTCGGCGATGGCACTCCGCCGGATATGGAAGAGGTAGCGCGCCGAATAGTAGAAGCGGTGCGAGGGGAGCATGATGGAATGGATTAGCGTTCATGATGCCTTACCAGAACCGGGTGAAACCGTTTTGGCCTGGTGTATTGACGGTATTGGTGCAGGGGCCAGCCTGGCACGTTATTCTTACAAAGGGCAGTATGGGAAAGAGCGTGTTTGGATGGGGTTGTTTTTTATAGCTGACAGTCACGGCTACGCAATGTCTGATATACCTGTCTCGCACTGGCGTCGTTTGCCGGAGCCGCCGAAACGGGAGGGGAGTATAGGCGATGGCAAAAGATAACACATCCATTCTTTTTGATCGCATATGGGGACACATCGAGGTCGTTGCGCCTGACGGCACACGCACCGAAAGCGTTACGTTTCTACGTGCGCGCCCCGATGGTGGTATGGAATGGGCACGCAATCCATTGCCGCCTGAAGTCATCAATTTAATGCACAGCCTCAACATTGATGATGAGCAAGACTTGTGGCAATGGGTGGGTGAGCAGGGCGGCGATAATCGTATGGTTCAAGTTGACCTGGTTGGCACATTGTGAGGTGGGTATGATCGGCCCGATGACAGAGCGCGATAAAATCTCAACAGGGCACGCCATTCAACACTTGCGCGATTGTGGCTGG